CCGAATGTATAAATAAACAAAAAAATCATAATGACGATAAAATTTACAAAAAAAAATATAGAAGTAAAGAAGAAAATAAGCAAATAGAAAGAGAAGGTAAAAAAAAATGGTATTATAAAAATAGAGAACAAATATTAGATTATCAAAAAGAAAGAAGGAAATCAAAATGGTATTGTGAAACGTGTAAATGTGAAATATTATTACAACATAAAGCAAGACATTTAAAAACCAACAAACATAAAAATAATTTAAATTAAATATCTTTTTAAATTAAATCTTTATTAAAAATAATATATTAATATAATATAAAATGGAAGATAAAAAAATTAATCAAATAGAAGGATTAAAAATAACCCCTGTTAAACCTGATGAAAATGAAACGAAATATAAACAGGTTCATTGCCACCTTCCACAGAGTCCGTTTGTTGTTGGTTTATTTGCTCCTCGTCAAACTGGAAAATCTACGATTATATCGTGGCTTTTACTCCATGAATCAGCCCTTGGTCAAGATATGTATAAAAACGTTTATATATTTAGCCCTACAATAGAGCAATGTTCAACAAGTAGATTTTTAAGACAGAGATATGAATGTGATACAGTTTATTCAGATGACAAATTGCAAGGAATAATAAATAAACAGAAACAATATGAAAAAAAAGAAATGCCTCATATATGTGTAGTGTTCGATGATTGTATTGGAGACTCATCAATGAAAAAAGGCTCATTATTAACGGCATTTATTACGAAATCAAGACATTATAATTGTGATATTATTTTATCATTGCAACATTTTAAATCACTGCCTAAAATATCAAGATCTAATTTAACGGATGTTTTAATCGGCTACCCTATACCAAATAAAAAGATGCTTTCAGAAATGGCTGAAGAATTCGGTGATAATTTTGAAAACGGACAAGAAGATTTTTATAAATATTATTATGAAGCAACAGAACGAAAAAGATATAATTATATGAACATAAAAATGAGAGAGAATCCTGTTGAAGTATATGCAACATTTGAAAAAAGAGTTTTATAAAAATAATTTTTAGTTAATAAAAAATCTTATATATTTTAAAATGTCTTATTCTGATTTAGTAAGTTCTCAAAATGAATTATTAGGGAATTTAGCTAGTGAAAATGTTAATGTTGAAATGGGTAATATTCAGAAATTAGCTGATTTTGATAAAAAAAAGAAAGATATTAGTGATACAATAACAGGACTACAAAATAAAGAACAAGGAGAAACTGGTAAAATTGATTTAGTAGAAGGAATCCCTGTTACCGTTGAAGATGTTGGTGGAGTTTTGGGCACTAAAGCAACATATAATTTATATAAAAATGCTAGAGCAATGCAGAAAACAGGAAGTTTAGCAGTTGAAGGATTAGAAAGTGCTGATACATTAGGAGGACAACTTAGAAATGCCTCTAAATTTGCTCAAGCAGGGGCTAAGCAACTTTTAAAGCCTCCTGTTACAAAAGCTGCTGAAGATGTAGCAAAAACGGCAACAACAACGGCAACAACAGCAGCAGCAGAAGGGGCTCAGGCAGCACGTGGAGCAGTTCAAGAAGGGGCTCAGGCAGTTAGTGGAGCAGTTCAAGAAGGGGCTCAGGCAGCACGTGGAGCAGTTAGTGGAGCAGTTCAAGAAGGGGCTCAAACATTAAAAGCTGCTGGTAAGGCAGCATTAGCAGGTGAAAAAACAATAGCATCTGCTGCATCTGATATTATAGGAAAAGCTGGAGCTGGTCTGTCAATAGCCTCAGGCTTAGAATTAGGTTCAAAAGATTTACAAGGACTAGCAGAAGGTAAAGGCTGGGGTGCTTTCGGTGATAATACAGGAGAACGTATAGGTAATATACTCTCATTAGCAGGAGATGTGACCTCTGTAGTTCCTGGAGGTGAGATAATAGGTGGATTATTAGACCTTGCAGGCGGCGCCTTTTCATTTTTTGGTGAGAAGTCTGAGAATGATAAAATTAATGCTCAAATAGACCAACAAAACAAAACTAAAAATAGTCTAACACCTGCACCTCCTCAGTCTAATGTTATTCATCCTTCATTATCAACATTAGGAATTGTTAGTAATGTAGCTCATCCTGTTGCTCAGATGATTGCTGGTTCAGGTAGTTTTTGATTAAACAAACTTTTTTCTAAAAAGTTTTTTATAAAATAAAATTCTTTAAAAAAATTATATTATTAATAAATAAATAATGTCTAATCTATTTACATCACGACCAAAAATAAAAGTAGGACAGAGCAGTAAATCATTCGTTAGTCAAAATGGGCTTCAATATACTGGAGGACAGAAGATAGTCGTAGAAATTGATGAGTCAGTTCAATTTTTTGACCCTCAACAGAGTTATTTGAAATTTGATTTACAGATTAATCTAAATGACCCTACATATAATTATTTAGTTCAATTAGATGCTCTAATCGGTGCATCCGTTCTATTGGAAGATGTAAGATGTTATAATCGTGCTGGAGTTCTTCTAGAAGAATATCCTAATTATTATACTTGGGCTAATGTTCATACTCTCTATTCTGAAACAGAAACACGTATAAATAAAGACGGTTTAACTGAGGGTGTTGTAGCATATAATCCAAATCAGAAATCATGGACTGGTAATAATATTAATCGTTTTACAAATACTCAATTTAATCCATATTTTAAAAAAGATTCTACTGGAAATGTAACATATAATAAAGTCCGTATTTGTTTAAAACTCAAAACAGGATTAATGAGCAGTAAAACAATTGTTCCAAATGCTCTCTTAGGGGGTATGCGGTGGGAATTTATCCTATCTCCTGACCGTAGAGTTTTTAGATTATTTAGAAATGCAATTACTTCTGCTTATTGTCCTAAACTCTCTCATGTAGGAGTAGGTGCTAAATATACTGGCTACCCTACGACTTCATCCCCTGTAACTGCTATTTATCTCTCATGGGCTAATAATATGATGATATCTGCTGATAGAGTTCCGTTTTGTGTCGGTGAAAGAATTCAAATTACTGGAATTACTGGAAAAACAACTATTACTAGTATAGAAGTTGAAGAAATAACTGGTGAAAATTTTATTAAGATCGGCTGCACCTCGTATGCTAATGCTGACGGAAACATTGCTAGTGAAGCCCCTATTGTTTCTACTTCGTATGATGATAATATTGCAGGAGGTGATTCTCCTCCATCTTATACAGTCTCAGATGTAGAAATGATTGTTGAAGAAATTGAAACATCTCCTGCTTATCAGAATGCGATGATGAAGGCACTCAAAGAAAATGGAAAAGTTGCTTATAATTGCTTGTGTGCTCAGAATTATCGTCATTCAGTTCTAGCAAGTGATAAAAATTCTACTGTTCATTTTAACCTTAATAATAGTATGGCTAAGGCAATTCTAGCTGTTCCTGTAACTGACCCCTCCTCAAATATAGATACTACTATTAAACAATTTACCCTAAGAGATGGAATTAGTGGGAACTGGGATCATCTCTTAGAATATCAGTGGTTATATGATTCAAAACTTCAGCCTGACAGAGCCGTAGATACTAGAAAAACGAATGACCAAACAACTGATATATATAATGGGCAGTATTTGTGTGAATTAGAAAAAGCCTTAATTATGGCTGGTATTCCTAGCAATTCATTCGAACATATAAAATCTAATTGTGTAATTCCCCGTGCTCTAGCACTGGAAGGGCAAATTTACGATACGAGGATGAAAGATGCTCAATTAAATCTAAATTATAGCACTCTTAGTGAAAAATCGAAATTAATTAATGCTTGGGTTGTTCATGTTAGACGTTTTGAAATGACAACATCAGGTGTAAATGTAATTTTCTAAACTGATTCTTTTTGATTAAACTTTTTCTTAAAAAGTTTTTTTTGATTAAACTTTTTCTTAAAAAGTTTTTTATAAAATAAAATTCTTTAAAATAAATATATTATTAATAAATAAATAATGTCTCAATATTTTCATCTTCTTCCGAGCAATCAACCATCGAATAATGTGATTAAATTTGAAGGTGTCCCTCTTATTAATTTTACACTGGCTCAGAATCCAAATGCAACTGTTCAGGGTTCATCTATTAGACTAAATGGAAAATTAACCTGTAAAGCTTCTAATGGTTCTGTCATTACAGGAGGAACTGCTAATTTAGATGAACGTCTAGGAGTTTATTCTCTATTTGATAGGCTTTCTATTAGTTTATTAAATAATTCTCAAATTTTAGAAGAGATTAAATTCTATAATTCATTTTTAAGCTCCTATTTATCGGTGACTACTTCTGAACAACAGATTCTAACATCTGATAATGTTCAACGTGGTTCAGTAATGAGTCAGGGGCAGGGTTCTGATATTGTAGTGAATGGAACAGGTGCAGGACAATCTACTATATTTTTCAGCATTCAGCTTCCATGTGGGCTGTTTTTAGGACAGAATCCAATTCCATTAATGCACGGTTTAGTTATATCATTAAATCTGTGTCCTCCATCTCAGGCTTTCCGTGCTGATGCTGGAACTGCTCCATATTATGAACTTTCTGATGTTCATCTGTCAGGACGTATGATGACAGGAATGCAGAATGTTCCTCGAACCCTTGTTTATAACTCTATTCAGAGTTATTATTCGGTAATTAATAGTGCCTTCGCGACCTTGAATTTCAATCTAGGAACTTCTCAGACACTTGGTGCTTGGGTGGTATTTAGACCATCTGAGAACACTAATAATTATGAAAAATCAGGAACTCGTAATCTTCCAATAATGAAGAGTGCAACTAGTCCTGCCGTTATTAAAGACCTCCAATTTTTACAGAATGGAGTTAAAATTCAGCTACAGTATCCAATTGAGGACGATAATGCAGAAAATCAAACTCTATTTAATAGTCAAATTACTAGAAACTTTATTAGTGCTATTCGTAATTTCTCCTCTCTTGGTAATACTGGTGTCTCTCCAATTAACACTAATCTAACAACAACCTTTTCCGATGAACACGATAAAGTAAAAGGTGATTTTATATATGGTATAGGTTTAAGAATGGATTATTATTCTGACCAAGGTGTTAATATGGTAGGAGGCAACTTCACTATTCAATTTACTAGCACTCTAGACACTGATTTTCCTAATAGTGCCTATATGTTCGTGCATACTAGAAACACCGTTAATTTTGGAGATACGGGGGTTCAAGTTTTGAACTAGTTTAATATTTTTTAAACTTTTCTTTTTGATAAAACTTTTTTCTAAAAAGTTTAAAGTTTTTATAAAATAAAATTCTTTAAAAAAAATATATTATTAATAAATAAATAATGTCTCAACCAAATAATCTTAATGATGAAGTAAAGGCACTTAATCCATTAATTTCAGATCCAACAAGATGTAATAATCCTCAAGTTCCTGATTTATTAAAACCAAATTGTAAAAATTTTCAGGAATCTCAGAATGTGGATACATCAATCCTCGACCCTGTAATTGTAAAAAGTGATTATATCCGTTTTGTTTTAGATAAAAAGGGCATTTTACACTCAAACAGTAAAATCTCTTTTTCGATGAAATTAAACGGTGGTTCTTATAAGGCTTTTTTTCCAATTACTACAGGGGCTTATTCAATCGTTAAAAAGGCAGTTCTTCGTGCAGGAACGACTATCCTCGATTCTACCGACCAATTCAATGTGCTGAGTGCTTATGAGAATTTAATGTTAGATAATGACACTGTTCTCCGTAAAGAAGCAATTAAATCAGGGATGGTAGGTGCTTATAAATCTACGATTCTCCCATATATGAACGGCTCAGGGGTGGCAAATGGCACTGAGTGGGCAAGTGAATCATCTCTAAATGTAGGAAGAGATTTTTCTCTGTCATTTACTCCTGGTAGTTTTACTTCTACATTAGGAACTGATAAATGCCCTGTAACTCTTCATGATTATCAAGATTTAAGAAAAAATTCAGAATATATTCTAGAATTAGCTACACTATTTAAATCTCTACGTTTTACCCAGTTGCCCCTATATATGATTGAACAACCCGTAATTATCGAATTGTTTTTAGAACCAACTAATGCAACCCGTTTATCTGTCCCTCTTGGAGGAACCGTTCCTGTTTTTGAATTAGACACTACAAGCCCCAAACTCATAGCTGATTATATTTACTACTCGTCAGACACGATGAATGCCTTTCAGGAAAGTAATAAAATTATGAGCCTTCCATTTTTTGAGCATCAGTTAGTAAATACTAATGTTAATTATGATACAACCCCTAATTTTGTTAGGAATTTAGGATGTGCAGGTAAAGCAGTTAATACTATTAAAATCTGTCATACAGATTTAACTTCTAATTTAACTAATACACTTCTAAATCGTTATAAGTCAGAAGTTGCAGCTTGTTCTCGTGATGACATCTCCTATAACTTAAAAGTTAATGATAGATTTTTATTCCCTGTTTCTGTTAAGAATCCATCCGAACAATATGTTAATACTGTGTCAGCTGAGGGTATGTCTCTTAATATAACTGGCAGAGAATACGACAAACAGCTCGGAAATGAATTTACTGAATTTGAAACAATTGAAGGACATAAACAGGATGATGAATTAGAAGGACAGAAGAGATGGATGACTATTTACAACCTGACCGGCGAACGTATTAACAATAGGGGGATTGAGTTACATTTAGATGTAAAGAATGCAGGAGATACTGACCTTAATCAGTTAGTATGGGCTCAGTTGAGTAAAACATTAGTTTTATCTAATGGACGTTTCACCGAAGTTTATAATTAAAAAAAACTTTTCTTTTTGATAAAACTTTTTTCTAAAAAGTTTTTTAATAAAAAATTTTCTTTAAAAAATAATATATAAACAATATATAAATGAGTAATAATGAACAACCTGATTATATATTTATTGAATGTTCTGCTGATCATTCCTTTGAAAAAAATGCAACAAATAACAGATGGATTAATAAGATAGACGGCGGTGTAACAATACCTGAAAATGCTATTTTATCCGTTCAATATGCAGGTTTAAATGTTATAGGTTCAGATTCTAATGTTATAGAATTTAAGAATGAAAAAATAGGACAATCTGAAATATATAAATATAATGAAGAAAATGAAAATTATGAAAAAGTTAAATATGATGTTTATGATAATAAAATAACACTTTTTATAGAGTTTTACAAGAACCAAGACGGGCTGTATAATTATATTATGCCTTATCCTCATTTTTCATATAGTTATACTGATTATGGAAATAATTATATAGCACGTGGAAATAATAAGGATAAAACTAATGAGGAAAAACAACAAGGGATAGAACAATCAACATATAATTCAATATTTAATTATGGCTTTCCTGTTGATAATAAAAGATATACAATATTAAAAAGAAATCCAAATTCAGAATATACTGGAACTTATTCAGGAAGAGAACATAACGAGATTTATTTTGCACGTGATATATCCAATTATGAATATTCTGTATATTTTAATGAAGTAGAGATAGAATTAGATAAAGGATATTTAACCCCTTCCTCAATATCTCAGCAAATATCTCAACAATTAGATAAACATACCGAAGTTAAGAAAAAACAAATGAGATGTTGGATAAATGATACTACTTATTCGTCTCAATGGACTGATGATTATGTAGATATTGAAGGAGGAATAACTACTGAAACAGAAACATTTAAATTATTTCAATGTGCTACAAGAAGATCATTTTATTTATATGCTTATACTGCTTTTAATAGTGCTATTAATTATAATGATGATTCAGAGGTTATTCAATATGCTAAAAATTTTGAATATATAGGATGTTATAATCCCTCAATATTTTTAACTGGAAGAAGTATTTTAAAAGATTTAAGCTATGATTCTAAACAACAAAATTTTGTATTTTTAAATGAAATAAATTGCACAGGTGAAACATCACCAAGATATAAAATTTATGCACTACATACTAATATTCCTTATAATAAAGATATATTAAAACAATTTAATTATATTTTTAATTATCAAATAAAAGATGAAGCAATGTATGAAACAAAAGTAGCAAAATTAACTAATTCAACACCTCAAAATTCAAGATTTTTACATGTTGATTGTAAAACACCTCAAACTTATACAAATTTAGCTTCTTATAAAACGGCACGTTTTGGGACTGATTATTCAACATCAACAACCACTGCCGGAAATTTAACTAATCCAATGTATTTAAATTATTATGAAGGATGGAATGATTTTCATGGTGATGGAGCTTATGGGGTGTTTTTTCCTTGGATTAATGATTTAGGACAAGTATATACTCGTATAGATGTTAGAATGTATATAGATATAGATGCTTCAAGTAATCCTTATTTTAAATTTTATACAGATGGAGTAACTAATGCTGATAAATATGGAGGAACTTTTACTCAAAGTCATTTTGATTATGACCCTTCTGTTTTTCCATTAATTACTGAAAAATATCTTAGAATTGGATGGGATAGACATTTTTCAGCTCATGGAAATCAATGTATAATGTTATGGAATGGTTTAAGTGATCTAAGTTCTTTAAGAGTAAAAATGACGGCAGATTCAGGAGGTTCAGAACAAGATGCTATTCCTGTTTATAGTAATACATTTTTATTAACATCAGATAATACAAAGGAATATTGTTATGATACAGGAAATGACCAAATATATTTAGGTAGTGATTCATTTTTATTTAATTTTGATGAAGTAGAATCAAGATTTACAATGTCTCAATTACATACATCAAGAAAACAATTTAATAATGCTCTTAGTGGTTTTGATTCATCTGTTATGAGAGGTATAAAGGCAGATGCAACAACTGGAACCCCTCAAATATTTTATCAAAATGGAATAATCCCTGATACTGTAAATACTGATAATATTGATTTTCCTATAGATATAAATCCTAATGGAAATACTCCTATTTATGAAATATCACCTAATGTTTTAACTACATCAACTCAAGAGGTAGAATTCCATTATAGAAATTTAAATATACAAACTAATGTTATATTTGATTCTAATTGTGGTATATATTTAAGTTTTTGGGGTGTAGATGATAAAACTTATCAAAATAGTTTATGGGATATATTAGGATTTAGTCAAACTCAAACTCATACATATTATATAGAAGATTTACCTTTTCAGGAAGTTTTATATAGAAGTAATAGATTTTTAAATAGTGGTGTAAATTTAAATCAATCTCAAATATATCCATTTACTACAAATTGTCAAATTAATAGTAATGAAATTATAACGTGGAAAAATAACCCTTTTAATATTAGTTATTTTAATACTTTAAATATTCCGAATAATTTTAGAGTTGTTCATGATACAAAAAATACTAATCACGAATTCCATTTTGAAGATAATGTTAGACCTTATAGAATTATTCAGAATCAAGTTTCGACGTTAATGTATGCTGAAAGATTACCAAGAAAAACCAATATTCCATATTATCAAATAAGAAGTGATATATTACCAATGGTTAAATATTATGGAGGAAATAAACAGACTAATGGACGTCTTCCTGTTGTTTCATTAGTTAATAAAAGTTTTGGAGGAAATGATTATATGGTAAATCAAGGAGACAACTCAATGGAATTCATAATAACAAGAAGAACAACAATAAATTCAGTAACAACAGAAATATTTGATTCTAACGGAATACCTGCTGTTTTAGATCCTCATAGTTGCATAATATATAAATTCCAAATTCCATATATTACCCCTCAGATTACCCCCTATACAACAAGTGCCGAATTAGAAGAAGCTGAACAACAACAAATGCAAAAAAAACAAAATAAAAAAAATAATTAATAATTATATATGGAAAAAGAAAAAAATTATAATGTAGATTATGCCAAAAAATACTATCTAAAAAACAAAGAAAAGA